CTGGTGGTAACCTTGCCTTTTTGCGATACTTGTCAAGAGCAATAGCTACTGCTTGGTCTTGTTTGTATCCCTCATCCTTGAGTTGTTTTATTTTATTTGAAATTAATTTTGCTCTGTCAGACTTGCCATGTCCTTTATATTTTGGAAAAGACATTAATCGTCTCCTATCTTCACAGGTCTTTGTTGTGTAGCTTCTAGTGCAATTTCCATTTCACCTTGTTCTAATTTTTGTTGTTTAAGTTGTAAGTCTTGTTGTTTAATCATGAAGTTAACTTGAGCTTCACGTTTCTTCAATTCAAGTTCTTGTTGTTTCAACTTAGTATCTAATTCTAATTCAGCAGCTTGTAATTGTAATTTTTGTAATTCAATCTGACCTTTTTGCATATTAACCTGTTCATCTACTGTAGGTTGTGGTGGTTGTTTAGGTGGCATCATTTCAGGATTAGATATAAACTGGTCTGTGTTTTTATATCCTGATTGTGCTATATATTCACTAATAGCATTGTATAAGTTCTTAGGTGTAACTAATGTACCCATACCACCTTGTTGTACTAATGTTCCTAGTATCTGCATAATTGATGACATTGTTGTCATTTTACTTTGTTGACTACCACTACCAACACCAACATTAACTACACAATTTAGTTTATCTTTCCATCTTGATACATCAATCGGTATAAACTTACTATTGAGATAAAACATTTTCTTTCTATCTTCGTACTTCTGTACTAAAGCATATATGTTTCTAAATAAATCTTTGATACCTGTCTCTGCAAATATACGAGCTATTAACTCTACACGTTGCATTGCAGACTCTGTTGCTGCTGAAACTGCACCTGATGTTACGTGAGAAGTTAATACGTCAGGGTTTAGTCCTTGTGTCATCTTAGATACACCACTTCTTTCTTCTCTGATGTTATCAAGGTATTGAACCATTTGAAATGCATATGGTTGAATTTGTGGAGTAGGTAGCGCTGTTACAGCATTAGGACTTCTCATTCTTACAATCCCACCTGGACGTGATGTAAGTAAATCATCTAGTTCTACTTGTCCTGCAAGTACAGCATATCTTGCGTTATTGGTTAAATACATATTATCCAATAGGTTACGCATGATTGTTGATTTAATTAGTTGAATATCTTTGACAGTATCAGCAATAGACATGCCATAAAACTTATGTGGTATAGGCATAGGACAGATAGCTGAGAAAGGAATCATGTCGATTTCTTCGTTATCTAAGATGTATTGTCCACCTTTAGTAATCTTTCTAAGTTCTGCTACACCATCTCCATCATAGTCAATTTTTATGTAACATTCGTCTATCCAAACCTTTTTGTTTGCCCCTTTACCCTCGGATGGTGGGACGGAATCATCATCATAGCTAAATCGTGCTAATCTTTCTTCGTTTAATTCTGCTTCTGATTGTGCGTATCCTGGCAAATCATTTACAATGTTTGGGTCATAACCCTCTTTGATTAAATCACTTACAGATTTCTTAACCCTATGACAAACAAAGTCTGCATCTTCTAATGATGTTGCTCTACGTGAAACTAAAAATTCTTCAGGTGGTACAGATACTACTCTAACCTGTCCATATCCTTTGTAGCATTTAGCTTTAACATCATGCTCTACTACTTCAGGACTAATCAATGTACCGAAATCATCAACAACTGCTTTCTGAACTACCGTCTCTGTATGTTCTATAACTTCATAATCATCATTTGCTAGTATAGATTGATATTCTATTTCAGTTAGATTGGTATAAGTCTCTGTATGGATGTCTTCTTTTTGCTCCCAGTAATGTTTAATTATTCCAGTCTTGCTTATAAGTGCATCTTTAAAGGCATCATAGAGGACCTTAAACCCGTTATTTTGGCGATTAAATACATAGTTGCAGTAGTCAGTAGCTTGTTGTGCTATCTCTTCGTCTTCTGGACCTTGTGGCTCGAATTCAGCTATGTTGTTGTGAGTAGTAAATATACGCATCAAAGATGGCATAATGTATTCAACTGTATCTCTGACATCAGTAGTTACAATTTCAGAACGACCATCTATCTCATTACCAAATGGCTCACCCAAATAATACTGCATAGCTTCTTCTCTTTGATTAGATAGCTCAGTATTTGCGTATCCAGTTGCTCCTTGAATCTCTGAATCTAATTGTGCCGACAGTTCATCGTCACTTATCTTTCTTGGTTTTTTTGCCATTTGATTCCTTTAGTTTTTTTAATTCTTCTTGCAACTCAGCTACTTGATTTTCTAAGTCTCTTAGCTTGTATGCCATTTGTGTAGGTGATGCTATTAAGTTATCCATTAATATCCTAGCCAATTTTTCATTCTTTTTATGCTAGGCGAAGAACCTAAACTCTTGTATTTTTTTATAGTTTTTTTTGTTTTTGGGTTATATGATTGTTCTTGAACTTGAAGAACAGGTTTTTTGTTTTTTTGTTGCGTATATTTAGCCCTTACCCCATG